AGAACTTTTAATATCTTCGGCAGATATCTTTTTCTTCTTTAATTTGAATCTTCCTACTTTTCTCTTTACTCTTTTAAATTCTTCAGTGACAAGTTCTGCCTCCTCAGTAGGCATCTCACTACCACCCATTCTGGCAGCAGCGACTCTCTCTCTTAAAAGAGATTTATATGTATCATAATCAATATCAAATACATCATCTAATCCCAATAAATTTAATATTCTTTCATCTATCTCTTCATCAACTAAATCCGTACCTTTGGTTCCTTCATAGGTAGTAAGATCTCCTCCTGCAATTTCAGAGTCACTTGCTCTCTTAGAATAAACATCCCCACCCTTTTTAGAGGGAGGCCTCATTGGGCCTTGAGGTTTTTTCTCAGCATTTGGAGTAAATTTTTTATCTCCCTCCATCTCAACTTCCATCATGCCAGCCATTCCTCTGGCAATATCTAAAAATTCTCCACCACCTTTTATAATATCACTATCTACTTTACTCTGCTCATTGGGAGGTAGTGAATTATAGTATTGAGAAAGTTTTTTAATTTGATCATCAGAAAGTTTGGACGTTAAGTCCTTACCGAGTTTATACTCGTATGCTAATCTCAATCTTTCTGATGCATTAACCGCCATTCGCTTGTTGTTGCTTAAGTTTCTCTTCTTCTAAGTGCGCCTTTAACATTTCAACGTAAATGTCTCGCTCCCATGGGATAAGATTTTCAATCTCAGTTAATGAATATTTATGATACTGAATTAGAGAAAAATTCAATCTATAATAACTTTCAAGATCCATGTGGAGGAGAGCTATGCGAAAAAACTTGAAAGTCCCTCCAGCACCACAGTGCTCTTAAGTTCAGTATTTGGATTAGTAACTTCAATTTCATGGTACAACTTAGGCATTGTATCAAAGAATTTTTCAATTTCTTTGAACTGCTTGGTGTTCATCTGATCAAGGAACTCTGTGACTTCTTTTTTAGTGCAGTCTGCAGCTGCCCAAACATCTTCATCATTATAAATTTTATCAATACATGATGCGATTAATCCAAAAGATTGTTCGACTACATCACCTTGATTGAAATCAAAATTATTCTTAACAAACTGATCAAGAGATGGATATTTCATTTCCATCATAAGTTTATCATCAAGTTTAATTTGGTTTGTATGATCTTCGTCTTTAGAAACTTTAATATCGTCAATATTTATTGTTACCGGGACGTATGTTTCTCTGTCATCGGGGCAGAGAATATTAACCTGAAGTTCTTCTCCAACAGACTTGCCACGAATATTCAAAAAGATATATTCAATATCAAATGTTGGAAGAGCCTCCACTTTGACACCGCGAGTTTGAATACATGCTTTGATTACGTTCTTAATTGCTGTAGTGATTTGTTTTGTATCTTCACTCTCTAGCGCAAGAACCAATAATTTTTCTTCCTTTACTAGGAATGGCCTGAATTGAATTTTTTTTCCTGTAGATGGCAATTCCAACTCATAAGTTGGCGTAGCAATTTTTGGTAAAGGCATAATATCCTATAGAGTTTTTCAGTGTGAATATTTAGGCGATAGTTTGAGTGTTCAAATCAAAGTTTCCTCTGTCATCTAAGAAGTTTTGTGAGAGAAGATTTGAATTTCTAGATTCATCAGAATCAGAATCAGATGCAGATACTATTCTACCATTAACAACGTATCTACTATATGCAAATGACACTGTGCATTTTAACAAATCGGATGCCTCATAAGAGACTGGCATTTGAGATATACTCAAAGGAAAAGCTTTCATAAACTTATATTCTAAACTTTTTCCATCATAATCTCTCTCAAATTTTTTAATAAAGATATTTGTTTGGTACTCTACTGGAAAACTAAATCGATAAGAGGCGTTTGGAGAATCAATACTAGGCCCTATTTCACTGGTATCATTTCTTCTTTCATTGGCAATAAAAGATATCCAATTTTCAAAGAGATGAATTATACTATAGTTTCTATCAACATAAAAAGTAAAATCCGCCCTATCATCAAATTGTCTTCTGTAGGCGTGTTTCTCACTAACACCATGGAAGTCATTCAAAATCTCATGTGTTGCTAGTTGAGATCCGGGAAGGTTTGCTTCGGAACAAGATAGTGTGAAGAAGGTTTCGCGTCCTACATAAGCCACTCCAGATCCCACACTCTCCTTTTCTCTCAACCAAGTGTTAACTAATGGTGGAGGATTAAAGTGACACTCAAAATGAGATGTCTGTGCAGGTGACAAGATGCTTGCCTTTAAGTCCGATAGTCTTCTTTTTTTGGGGGACGGTGTTGCCATGCAACCTATAAATATTTTACCAGTATATTATGTAGGTAAGTAATGGGAGAAAGTGTAAAAAGTAAGTATAAACCAGAATATCCTAGAAAATACAAAGGTGATGTTAGCAATATAATATGTCGTAGTAGTTGGGAACGTAAATTTTGTCGTTGGTGTGACTTAAATGAAAGCATTGTATCCTGGGGTTCAGAGGAGTTTTATATTCCATACGTTTCTCCAGTTGACAATAGAGTGCATCGCTACTTTCCAGACTTTATTATTAAGGTAAAAGAGAGCACTGGTAAAATTAAAACCTATGTGGTTGAAGTTAAACCAGAAAGACAAACTCTACCACCTAAGACGCCAAAACGTCAAACAAAATCATATCTTTATGAATGTAAAACTTATGCAGTGAATCAGGCAAAATGGAAAGCAGCCAAAGAATTTTGTGATGATAGAAGAATAGAATTCAAGATCGTAACAGAAAAAGAATTAGGCATTAAGTAATGGCTCAACAAAACAAAGTAGACGAATTTCAGTTTGATGAACAAGTAAGTGATAATAGAATCGCTCCAATAAAAGATGAAATCCTCTCTACCGGAGATGCTGAGGAGCGAATGATTTTAATAACTGAAGTTCTTACTGATATTCAACTTGTCCCTGATGTTGGTGACTATTATACTTTCATATACAACGCTAAAACAAAAGGTTTAGAGTATGATCAACATCCACTCATAGCCTGTATTGATGTTCAGAGGTGGGGATTTAGAGGGATAAATTATCATTTAGGTAAAGTAAGAAATTATACATGGGAAGAGGTTCCAGGACAATTGCATTCTGTGAGAGCTAGTGAACTAAATGACTTGCGTGATATTGGTTATATGTTTTTAATGACTGTGCTATAAATAAGTAAAAAAGAACTGCAATTGTGGCGGAACCAGTAACACTAACAGGAGTACAAGCATCGATTGAAGTTGATGGTAAAGTAACTGCTCTTACAATAGAAACAACTTACACTCCAGAGAAAGATGATGCTGGAAATGTCACCAGAATCTCTAATGGATCTTTTGTTGTCAAAAATAGTGATGGAGATGAATTACTTGAATATAACGGATCGAGTAATACATTTTCTGCTGGTGCCAACGCATCAAGCGATTTAATACGACAAGTTTCTGATTATCAAACTGGAAAACAAAGTCCAGAGATTAGGCATCTTGTGTCGGTATCCGCTCAACAAATCGCTGATGATTCAAACATTAAAATTGGTGATGAACGCAATAAGTCTTTTTCAGTGAATAATAATTTAGCTGCAGATCAGTTCGCTGAAGATGCGGATTCAATCCTAGCGAGTGCTGCCACTAGCTCAGATATTAAGGCAAGAACTATTAGAAAAGATTATGGAGATTATGCTTATCCAGAGAATATAAGGACAAACAAACAAGATAGAATTAGATTTACTATGAGAGCTCATGAAGGAACTAATATTAGTTTTAGACTTCGTGGATTTGGATCAGGAGAAAATTTTAGCAGAAGAAGTACACCCAAGGGTAAAATTACAGGTAGTGTCACTCTTCCAATGCAACCTGGAATTACAGATGCAAATTCTGTTGATTGGAATCCAGGCCAATTGAATTCAATTCAGGCATTTGGTGCAGGTGCCTCACTAAGTCTAATGAATTCAGGAAATATTAGAAACCTTTTTACAAGGGGTGGACAAATACTTCAAGATGTTGCAGCACAAGTCACGGAAGATAATAGTATCAATAATGCACTTAAAGTTTATCTGGCACAACAAGCTGTGGGTGTACAAGGATTACTGTCCAGAACTACTGGAGCAGTATTGAACCCAAATATGGAGTTGCTTTTCAATGCACCTGCATTGAGGCCCTTTACTTTTAACTTTGTGCTATCACCAAGAAGTGATACGGAAGCAAAACAAGTAAAACAAATCATTCGTTTCTTCAAACAAGGAATGTCAGTTAAAACCACCAGCTCCATCTTTTTAAAAGCACCTAATATATTTGATATTAGATATCAAACATTCGATAAAGAAGGCAATACAATTGAGGATCATCCATCTTTAAATAGAATAAAGACATGTGCATTAACAGGTTTTAATGTTGATTACACTCCGTCAGGATCATATATGACTTTTAATGATGATGCAAGAACGATGACTCAATATGTTGTTCAAATGAACTTTACTGAGTTAGATCCCATTTACGAGGATGATTATCATGATGGTGGAGACGGAATAACGGGTAGCAAAGGTTTTAGAGAAGATCTTAAAGGCGATCAACAAAAACTAGAAGAAATAGGTTTCTAAAATGGCAGGTTATTTTCGCAACGTACCCAACTTTGAATATGTCAGTAGAACTTCTGATAATAATATATCAGAATATGATACTGTCAAAAATCTTTTTAAGAGAGGAAAACTT